AAAAAGATCCTTCTTGAATCTAAGGGTAGGTTCTGGGACTTTGCAGAATATAATAAGTATGTCTGGGTAAAAAAGATTTTACCTAAGAACACTGAACTAGTATTCTTATTTGCTAATCCAGCAGCCCCTATGCCGGGAGCTAAACGCCGTAAAGACGGCACAAAAAGATCACATGCTGAGTGGGCAGAAGTAAATGGATTTAGATGGTTTAGTGAAGATAGCATTCCCAATGATTGGATTGATGCTAAAGCTAGAGAATCTGAAGAATATAAAAAACGTAATGATAAACTAAAGGTGGAGATGCCTTGAAACTTAGAGAGCTTTGTAACTTAAAGTACAATAACTCTTATGGAGGAATATTCAGACTTACTAAAGGAAAATCACCAATGACTATAGTAAAAGTCATTCAGCATGAAAGTGTTGTTTTGGTGGAGTGTTTATACTTAAAGTCAGGTAAAATAAACATACAATCAGGAGAAAAAGAAATAGTACCTTTAAAACTTGGAGTGTTTGAAGATGACAAAGACTTTATGAGTAAACAAGAGTTGGAAGAAATTAAACATTTAGGATGTAGAAATTGGCCTAACTGTGACACAGAAGGATGTGGAGAATGGTAAACAAGAGTATTGATGACGCAACACCAGAAGAGTGGGACGCACTTAGAAAAAAAACTGCTACACCCGTAGCTGATACGTGGAATAATATATACGGTGAAAGTATACCTGATAACAGCACTAAGTTTGACTCAGTTAGTAAGCCAGAACACTACAACATCGGCGGCATAGAGTGCATTGATGCTATAGAAGGTATGCTTAATCACGATGAGTACATTGGCTACCTACGTGGTAACTCTCTCAAGTATCGCTGGCGTTATCGCTACAAAGGTAAGCCTATGGAAGACTTGCGTAAAGCGGAATGGTATGAGAGGCGTTTAATGGATTACTTGTTGAGGCATCCTAGTGAGCAGCTACGATAGAAAAGCGGATCGCATAGAAAAGTTTAATAAAAAAAAGAAGTCTAAAAACAAGGCACGTACCCGGAATTATAGGCAGTCTCAACTAAAGGAAAAGGACGATTTAGATGACATCAAAGATTGGCAAGCAGGATTATTTAGGGATACAGATTGACTATGATAAAGAAAAACTGCTTGATACTTTTTCTTTAGAAACACTTAAAGACCGTTACTTCTGGGAAGATGAAACTCATGCACAAGAAGCATTCGCAAGAGCCTCAGTCTATAGTGCAACGTATCAAGGACATACTGACTACAATCTTGCACAGCGACTTTACGACTACGCTAGTAAGAGTTGGTTCGGCTTTAGCACTCCTATACTTAGTAACGGGGGAACAAGTCGTGGCTTACCTATTAGCTGCTTTCTCAATTATGTTCCTGATTCGCGTCGGGGGCTTTCTGATCACTATGATGAGAACATATGGTTGGCAAGTGGAGGTGGAGGCTTGGGTGGATATTGGGGTGATGTTAGAAGCAATGGCGTTTCTACTGCTAACGGTAGTCAGTCTACTGGTTCTATCCCTTTCATGCATGTAGTTGACAGTCAAATGCTTGCCTTCAATCAAGGCGTGACAAGGAGAGGATCTTATGCGGCATACATGGACATCACTCACCCAGAAGTTGAAGAGTTCATCGCTATGCGTAAGACTACTGGCGGTGATCTTAACCGTAAGTGCCTTAACCTACACAACGGAATTACAATAACAGATGACTTTCTTGATGCTGTAAGAAACGATGATCAGTGGCGACTGATTGATCCTAAATCTAAACAAGCAATAAAAACTTTATCTGCTAGAGACTTATGGTGGCAGCTAGTACACACAAGAGCAGAGACAGGAGAACCCTACATTGTTAACTTAGATCGCTGTAACGAGGCTCTACCTCAGTCTCAGAGGGAGATGGGGCTAGAGGTACGCCAGAGTAACTTATGCTCAGAGATCACTCTACCGACAAGTGAAGATCGTACAGCAGTATGTTGTTTATCTAGTGTTAACCTAGAGTACTTTGATGAATGGAAGGAAGAAGAACAGTTTATCAGTGATCTAGTTACAATGCTGGACAATATCATTGAACACTTTATTGGTAATGCTACAAGGGGATCTTGTTTTACTAATATGGAAATGAAGGAGTTTAAAAATTATGTTGAACCAGATAAAAAAGGCTTTGCAAAAGCCGCTTATAGTGCATATAGAGAACGGGCGATTGGTCTTGGAGCGATGGGTTTTCATAGTTACCTTCAACGTAATGGAATCTCTTTTGAAGGAATGTACGCCGCCAGCTTCAACAATAGAGCGTTTAAACTCATCAAAGAAAGATCTCAGATGGCTTCCCGGACTCTGGCTAGAAACCGTGGGGAGGCTCCTGACATGGCTGGTAGCGGCTACCGTAATTCCCATCTGCTTGCTATTGCCCCTAATGCTAGTAGTAGTATTATATGTGGTGGAACAAGCCCTTCTATTGAGCCTACAAGGGCTAACGTATTTACGCACAAAACTCTAACGGGATCGTACAAAGTAAAAAATAAGTACTTGGAGAAGTTACTTGAAGATAAAGGAATTAATACAGAAAAAACGTGGAAAGATATTGCTGCTGCTGAAGGCTCTGTTAAAGACTTGGAGAAACTCACGGAAGAAGAAAAAGAAGTATTTAAAACAGCGCCTGAACTTAACCAGATTTGGGTTATCGAACACGCCTACCAGCGACAAGAGTACGTCTGCCAAGCACAGTCAGTAAACTTGTTCTTTGAGCCGCCTCCAGCTACTGCACCACAGGAGATACACGATGAATATTTGGAATATGTTAATCATGTACATTGGACGGGAGCTAACAAACTCAAATCTATGTATTACCTGCGAACTACAGCGGCTAGAAATACAGAGAATGTCAACATTAAAATCCCAAGAATCAACTTAGAGGAGGAGTGTTTAAGCTGTGAGGGCTAGGGCTTGGACAATTTGGAAATACACTATAGGAAGTTTTAGTGATGATAAAACAATGGAGCATGACGATGCCATAGCACTTTTAAGAACTTTGATTGTCATAGTCAATTTTGTAACTTGTTTTTTTATAATAGCTAATGTAATTAATAACTGGTAAATTTAGTATGAAGTTAAAAGCAGCAATGATGTGGTTCTATTACACATGGGAATCTTTTATGAACCTAAGATACAATCCGTTTAGGTTTATTGGCGATGTGACTATGCAGATGTACCTTATGGTTGCATTATCTCTTGTATGGACTGCTTGCTTTTGTAGCATGATAGCAGGATGGTCAGGCGTTATACCCCTTGTATATGGACACGTATTAACAATATTTGCACTGTTTATGACCTATGCTACATTTAAAGATGCAGAGAAAAATAATGCAGTGTGGATAACTAAATGGAAAGAAGACTACAATCTACTTTCTGTACTTAAACGTTGGGGCAAAAATAAAAATGTTTGCCAGTGGGACTTGGAGAAAGAAGCATGAGAATACTATTAGCATTATCTTTGCTGTTGGTTACAGCTTGTAGCACTACATCAGGTGATGGTAGCAAGTGGAAAAACTTAGGGACTGATCAGGTCAGATGTGAAAGACATGAGTTTAAGATGTGCAGCTACTACGGCGCACTTTATATTTGTGAATGCCAATTAGCATGAAGGAACACCCTGTCTACAGAGCGCAGTTCTACATACAGGAATTAAAAAAATATGCTACTTGGTCTGAATATCTGGCATACTATAGAGAGCAAGATGATAAGATCATGCTGTTCAGCCACTACTGTATGCATATGTGGTCTAGCTACATGAACGATAAGATCAAGAGCCAACAGGCACCCTTGAGTTACAAAGAGTACTTGAAGAAGTACAAAGATTTATTAGAGGAAGGATACAATGCTAGACCAAAAGATTGAAGCAATGAAACGTCTTTACAAGGCTGAGATAGACGTTTATAAGGCAGAGGTGCAGAACTACCTAGACAATCCTGTGGCTGTGGGTGAACACGGTAACTTGATTGAAACTATGGACAAGCTTGTAGGCAAAATTGCTGAAGCAGAAGACAAACTTATTGTACTGGAGACACATTTTAATGAGTAATGTAATTAGTTTATTACCTGAAGAAGCCACAGCCGATGAGGTGCTAGATGAATGTAAGGGTGAGTTTGAACAAATACTTGTTCTTGGATGGACAGAGGAGGGGATGATGAGTGCTAAGTCTACTACTTCTTTAGATGTTAAAGAGATAATTTATATGATTGAAGTATTTAAGTCTGTAATAATTTCAGCGGGGCATGAAGTAGAATGAGTGATGAACTGATACACCTTATTAGCGTATGGGCTATGGAACGTGGTATAGTTAATAACAGCACACCTTTAGCACAGTTTGCTAAACTTGTGTCTGAGGTAGGAGAGCTAGGGGATAACGTAGCCAAGCAGCGTGATGTAACTGATGACATTGGTG